TATTTTAAGACCTAAAATAGCATATTTTTTAATTTTATCTAATATACCTGGTCCCTCTTCTCCTTCTTTGCTTGAACTAAAAAAATCTATAATCATTTTAAATCCTTTATATGCAAGATAAAATGGCCAAAATGCTATTTTAAGACCTAAAATAGCATATTTTTTAATTTTATCTAATATACCTGGTCCTTCTTCTCCTTCTTTGCTTGAACTAAAAAAATCTATAATCATTTTAAATCCTTTATATAGCATTCTGTATGGCCATAATATTACATCCAATGCTTTACTAACTACCCACATAAGGCCTTTCATCATCGCATTACCAGCACCGCCTTTTATTTCAACACCAAAAAGACCTAAAATTTTATCAGCAATCCAACCAATGACCTTAACAGGAAATTCTATAAATCCTTTAATAGCTCCTATTAAACCACCTTTAATTTTATCTATAATACTACCCTCAGTTGTCATAAATCCTTTTATAAAATCAATAACACCAAGTAATATAGTCAAAGGCCAACCAAGAATTTTAAATCCTTTCATAAATCCTTTAACAAATTTTCCTATTAATTTAGATCTTTTAGGAAGTTCTTTAAAAAAACCACTAATTTTACCAAGTATTTCAAGACCTTTACCACCTTTACCAAAAGTTTTTAATCCAGGTAATTTTAATAATGATGATCCTAAATCACTAAGCCATTTACCTATAGGCATTAACTTATTAAGACCTTGATATAATAACTCAAATGGTATAATAAGACTTTTTACAACAGCACCTATTAAAACACCTAATGCCATAACAGCCATCATAAGTGGTGTTGATTTAATTTTAGGTTGTTTATCTTTAAGAGCAGCTTTAGTTCTAGCCAATTGATTTTCTTCAAAATTTTCATTTAATAAAGATAAAATATCTTGTGTTTTTTCAGCATCATCACCTAAATTTTCACTCAAAAATTTAAAGGCTTCTTGTATATCAGGACTATATGTTTCAAGTTTACCACCACTAGTTAATTCATCAATACTATCTCTTATTTCTTGTGTAGCTTTTTCACTATCAGTTTCATCTTCTTCATTTCCAGTAAAAAATCCCAAAGCATTTTTACTCATATTCCATATTGAACCAGCAACAGATTTAAGATCATCAAAAACACTCATAAATGTAGATCCCATAATATCAGACATGTGTTTACCAGTAACAGATCCAACATTTTTTAATCCACTTTTTACTTCATCTTTTAGATCATCTATTGGTTTCTTAGAAAAGAAATTTTTAATACTTCCAGACATACCAGAAAAAGCCATTTTAATAGAATTAGATATACCAGACATTGAATTAGATACAGTATTATCCATTTTTTTGAAAGTGTCTTTTTTATATAATTTATCAATAGCTTCTTGATTTCTTTTATATAAATCATCTGTAGATAATGTAATTTTTTTAGTTTCATCTACGGATTTTCTTAAATCATTTATTATATCTTCTATATTAATTGTTTTTTCAGGCATTTATTACTCCAAATTAAAAAAGGTCTAAAGGATTGAGGTTAAACCGTCCTTTAGACCTTTACGATCCATTAAGCTTTAAGCTTAAAGTGAGACTTACATCTATTTATAATTTTAAGTTCTATATATTCATATTTTTATATTTTATCGGGTGTAGCTAATTCTTCAGCAAAATATTCTTTTTTTGTTTTATCACTTAACATTTCTTTAAATATTTCAAGATGTTTATTTTTAATTTTTTCTTTCTTAATTTTATTAAGCATTATTTTAATTTTAGTAACTTTTTTTGAATAATCTTTTTCATCAAGTATTGATTTTGTTAAATTTTTATCAATCCATTTAATTATAATATTTTCGCCTTTATCCATTTCAGATTGTTTATTATATATTGGATCATCACCCATATAATCAAAATATATTTCCATAGCATTAATAATAGCAACTTTACTAGAATTTTTACTTTCCATTAAATATTTATCTATTGTTTTTATTATATTCATTCCATTCTCTTATTCTTATAATTTTAAGTTCTCTTTTTCTTGATTTAATTCTTTTATTAACATATCTACATAAGACTCCATCTCAAATATTGGTAACATATTAGATTCTGATACTGATATATTAATTTTTCTAGCTAATTGGTATTGCTCTTCCATGATATTTGATATATTATCATCGAAATATATCATTTTTATTAGAAAAAAAAATTCTCTAGAGGTATATCTATGGTCTTTTTATTACCGCATGACCTACATACAGTGTCATAAGAGAAATTTAATCCAAAATCATTTTCTTTGGACCATGTTGTTACTTTTTCATACATACCTTGAGGTAAATTATTAATGAAATAAATTTTATCAGCTATATCAATATTTTCATCTTCACCTTCTGGTGTTGTTATAGATGTTATGGATGAAGCGTATGATCCTATCATCATCTCAGCCATTTTTTGAGTATCAGATAATCCTTTCTTAATAAAGTCAAAAGACTGCTTCTGATCACCTCTTGTTATATGTTTTAATTTAACTGATATATTATCATCTAATTTTATTGTATCGTTTTCAACATTATAAGGAATGACTTCTATATTTTTTAAATCAACATTAACTATCATCTGTGATTTACATTTCTGACATATTGCAGAAAATTGATAAGTACTTCCTTTAGACATTTTCCTTAATTCAACTAAAAGAAAAAATCTATCTTGTATATAAAGTCTATTGATATCAAATCCTTCTGATATTACAGAAGAAGTAATAAGGTTATCTAAAGCTATATCAACTTCTTCTGATGTACTATTTTCATAAGTTAAAAGTTTTTTGATCTGACCTGTTATTATTGGTTTAAATTTTACTGTCTCACCGCTACCAGGTAATACGGTTTCAAATTCATACACATTTAAATAATCTTTAAAATTTGACATATTGTATCCTCTTATATTTTATTTTTATCCAGCAAATGATACAGCCTTCGCATATCCTGCTCCTCTATCAATTACATGATATTGATAAGTAAATGTAACATCAAATGTAGCAACTTCATTAGTAGCGTAATCTAATGTTATAGCTCCAATCTCTTTTGCCCATGCACCTACTAATTTGTATTTAGCTATAGGTGTACCATCAAGATCAAGCATTTCAAGTTGTTGATCTACCATATAATCTGCAGGTGATGAATGAACATTACTTGTTGGATCATGTATCAATCGTTGCCAATCATAATACCATTGAATTATTTTAGCATCTTTATCAACATTAAATGATACTGTCCAATCAGCGTAAGCATACTTACCAGCCATTTTATAATCAAAACCTTGCCAATTTGTTATAATTTCCTCTAATGTTTGTGTTGGTATAGAAGAAGCTTTAACTAAATAAGTTGCTTGCTCTGTATCAGCACCAATTGATGTTGGAAATGTTGGTGTAACATAGAATAAATATGCTCTTGCTCCACTTTTAAAATTTGCTCTAAAACTATCTATATCAAAACTTGCCATGATATATCCTCCTAATGTATATTTTTATACATTTATTTTTATTTTATTTCTCTTATTCTAAGCAGAACCACTTTGTATTTCAGTAAATGATACGCCAGTCTTTGTTGCTATAAAATTAAGTACAATAAATTCTGCCGCACGAGTTGGTTTAATATAAATATCACACCATAATTCATTTCTATCTATACGTTCTCCTGTATTATTAGTTTCATCACATACTACCAGATATTCATAAACCCCTCTACGACTTCTTACATCTCTCAAAAATGGATCTATCATATTCATTAATAGCAAACGTGTAAGATTATCATTTGGTTCAAATAAGAAGTATTTACTAGCAGTACTTATAGCCTTTTCAAGAACCAAGAACAATCTTCTTACATTAATTCTATTAAAAGCTGAACTTTTATCTAATAATGTTTTTTGGCCCCACACGACTTTACCTTGTCCAGAAAAACTTACAATAGGATTAATACCATTCTTATAAAGTATATCCCTCTCACCTAATGTTGGATTCCATGCAAGTTTTCTAACACTTGTTAATAAGGCTCTATTAAGACCTGCTGGTGCAAACCAAGGATCGGTTACATCATCTGTATTAGCAAAAATACCACCAACATATCCTGATACTGGCACCCATCTATATCTACCATTCCATTTATCATAAACATTAAGCCAATTACCATATAGACTTACATAGCTATCATTTTCATTTAAAGTAGTGTTTCTAAATAATCTAAGATCAGTTGCTTCACTACCACTATTATTTACAACATCAGCGTATAAACAATCTAAAATACCTATACAATCTTTTCTAGTAGTACCACATATAGTTGTTATATACTGTTTTATAGTAGTTGATTTATCAGAATCTATAAAAATATTAACATCAATATCTTCAGCATTTGAATATAAATCTAAGTCAGTCATTATAATAGCATCTGTTATACCTAAAGGAGTTACAGCATCATCTATTTGACCACCACCAAATTGTTGATAATCTTCAGTACTTAATGTTATTGTATTATCAACTTGTAATGGATTAAGAGCTATTTCAATATATTTTGATCTACCATTTATTACGGTTTCAGCAAACTTTTTAACACCCTCATCATCTGTTTTATCTTCATCTGTTGATACATTCCATGATTCTTTTACTGTCCATGTAGTTTCACCTTGATCTTTTGCTGATACAACAACAAGAAAATCAGTAGTATCATCCATTGGGCTATCAATACTTACAATATCTGAATATGTTGCCCAATCACTATACGTACCTTCTTGTATCATTGCTGTATAAGTAGTATAATCAACTACAGCTATTCTTACATTATTACCATTTGTTCCTCTTGAATTAGCTATAAACCACATTGGGTCTGTTCCAGATGGTGCTACTTCATCAGCAAATTCATCAGGATCTTCACTATTAAAATCTGTTAATTTATAAGCATTATCTACCGTATATGGGACAAATGTTGCTGATGCACCACTTGTTGCTTTAGTACCTGAAAATGTTGCACCTGCGGCCATTGACCGAGTACAATATAATTTATTACCATATTTTAAAAATCCTGCAGCTGATAAAATATCTCTATAACAATCCGCTGTACTTGTTGGCTTACCAAAAGTAGTGATTAAATCATCAATATTTGTTATCAATGTTGTTTTTCTTTCAGGGCCTTTATATGTCCCTCTTAATATAATCACACCAATAGATGTAGCAACAGCAGGTATTGTTGTGCTTAAATCAACCTCATTAATATCTACTATTGGACTTAAATAAAATCCCATGTTTATCCTCCTAAATATATAAAATCTTTAATACTATTTATACATTTCTCTTTATTTTTTGTATTCTTAATTCTATTTATATTTTTATTCTATTTTTATTCTATTTTTATTCTTTTATCTCATATCTATCATATCTAAAGGTAGCTTGACATTCTGTAACAACTTCACCTTCTCTATAGCTTATACTTACATCACCAAGAGATTGAACCCACATATTGACAAATGATAATGATAAAACAGATGTATTAAAATTGTCTTTTATATTTAATGTGGTGTCTATAACATATGCAGCATGCTCTTCATCAGCTTTATTATAATTATTATTTATATATGTCAGCCATTCAAACAATAATTTCCAGTTCTTATAAGACGCGTCAACTATAAATGTTACTGTTAATGGATCAAAAGTTACACCACCCTGATGTACTGTTGTTTTAAATGCTTGCCATCTATGCTCTTCTTCATCTAATGTTGTAGCAGGTATTGTTGTATTAGATATGTTTAATACAAATTCATCTGCAGCATCTAATGTAGTCTCTGATGGTAATACAGGAAAAACTAATTCAAAATTAGCACTAGTGGTTTTATTTAATTCTATGTTTGGCATTTATTTCCATAATTCCTTTAATAAATATTTTTTTAAACTAGTATTCACTAAATAATATTCTTTACATTTAAACATAACTTCATGTCCTGATTTCATTGCTTTATTAAGATTTGTTTTACTATATAATTTAGCAAGTTTGTTAAAAAATTCTTCTTGCTTTTTATTATGCTCTTCAAATTTTTCTTGCTTCCATTCTTCAAATGTTATAAATTCTTTTTTATCTTTATCATATTTATATTCACCTCTTGTAACAGAGTATGCACCATTAAAATTATCTTTACTTATTTTTATATATAAATCAATAATATCAAGTGACCATATAAAATTAAATTTTGCTATAGGGAAAAATAAATATGATATGCCATATTGACAAGCTTGATATTCACTTCCTGTAGCAAATACTCCTTCACTTCTTGCTTTCCATCCAAATTTTTTTTTGAACAGATCATCTAACGTATTATGCACATCAATTATAGTATCAGATGGTCGTCTATCTATTCTAGATTTAACTTTCTTAATATCTTTAACAAAATCACCTTTATATCCTCTATAAAAGAATGAATTCTTAACTTGATCAAGAAATGGCTTACAATCTTTTTTAAGATTATCTATTATACTGTCAATATTACCATCTTCTTTTAAATATCGTTTAAGTCTCATTGTTTAGGAAATACCTCATAATCATATAGTATTGCAGCATCAGCATCATAGCCAGTTCCTTCAAGAAACATTGATTCCGCTGCAGCAGATGGTGCTGCACCTGATGTAAAAATTGATTCGGTATTTCTATTCCCAAATCCAGTTTTACTAGTAAACAATCTTGGAAATACCTTTTTAACTATACCAACATCTGATAATGGTTTAAATAAGTATGTTTGAACTACAAATGAAGAATTCCATTTTATAATTCTTTCATCTTCCTCACCCATCTCTAATGTTGACTCAGATGAGCTTCCTTGTAATATAACCTTTATATCAAATGTTGAATCCAATTCAGGTATATACACTCTTATAAAAATATATGGTGTAAAGAATGGTAGTATTTGCTCATATATCTGATCAATATCAATAATATATAATGACCATATGTTAAGATTGAATGTTATGTTATAAGGTATAGGTGTTAAATATGACGACATTAAACTTGTTGTTGTATCTTTAGACACTGATATTCTTTTATGTTTATTAACTAACCTATCCTCAGCAAAATCAATAGAAGCAATATCTACAGCCATTATAGGCAACATTTCTTCTCTCTTATTATTCTCAAAAATATAATAGTAAACTTTTTCTTTTGGAGCAAATTTAAGAGGGACTTTAAAAGTCTTAATAAGAACACCGTCTGCATCATATCTTGCAACATAAATGTCATTAAAGATATCCAAAAATTGTATAATAGTCTTTCTTAACGCCTTATAATAATAATAACCTTTCATATTTATCCTTTACCATAATTCCTTTCTTAAAATTTTACTGAATTTTGCATCAACCATATAGTATTCTTTACATCTAAACATAACTTCATGTCCTGATTTCATTGCTTTATTAAGATTTGTTTTACTATATGTTTTAATTAAGTCATGTAAATAAGTATCTCTATTGTTTTCATAATCATCTATAGATTTTTCTCTATATTCTTCAAATGTCATGTTAGGTATCCATACAGCATCATTTTCTATATTATTACCTGTTATATTTTTAGTATCTTCTATATCATTGATATTATTATATAATATACCTTCATATTCATATTTTCCATTTCCAGATTCTTCATTATATTCATAATCATAATCATAATCACTTATAAATAAATATTCAGGTTCTTCTAACATATAATTTTGTTCTATTTTAGAATATAAATCTTCTATACTAGGCGACCACACAAAATCATATTTGCCTATAGGAAAAAACATAAATGATATACCATATCCACTAATATTATCTTTTTTTCCATTAACGAATGTT